AGGAGTTGATAAGGTGTGGTATGATCATGCGAATGGTGGTTATAGTTTCACCAACAATAACTGTTTATGCATTAAGAATATTCAGGATTACAACCCGGCTATGTCAAACACATTACCGTATGATGTCAAATTCAGAATTATGATGTATGCTAAGTTTGGTATGGAGACCGCTTATGACTATTTAATCTTTGGAGGATTGATTGTGACAGCTGCGATTGGTGCTATTGTTGCATTAGCGGCGGTTGTTGGCGTTGATGTTCCGAAGGTTTTCCAATCAGATGATAAAGGTGTCAAGGCAGTGATAGTCAATGGACGCAGGAGAGTGACCAACGAAAGAAGAGCTGCCCGATTGGAAAAGGAGGCACATTTGAGATGGGAGTATAATCAGTATGGACCAAGCAACGTCGCAGTTAGAGAAGCAAAGTTTCAATCTGAAAATATTATCAACAGAGTGGGACCCATAGCTTTTAATAATTATGTTATAGAATTTGAGACAGCGACGAGTAGTTCACATGTTGCTGGTTTATTTATGGACAGCAAGACATTGATGTTCCCTTGGCATGCGTATGCTCTCAATGATGAGACTATCAAGAGAATCAGTCTTTATCCAGATTTTCCGGGTGATGGTGTTGAAACTTGCATTCAATTAGATGCCAAGCAATTTTTCATTAGTAGAGTTGCTAGTAATAGGGATCTTGGTAAGATCGTCTTTAAGAAAGCACCAATGCCAGCCATAAGATCATTGTGGAAAATGGTTCCCTCAAAACAAACTGAATTGGTTTTTAATATAGATACAGTGTATAGAGCCATTGTCGGTCTGTCAAGAGGAAAGAGAGCTATGATTGCTGAGGGTCCGTATAGAGCCAATTTGGTTTTGTATTCGCCTGCTATTATCAAGATGTATATACCAGGCAAGAGTCCTTATATTGATTCTAAATTGGACTATTATCAGGTTACTGATGGTAAGGGAGAAGCAGGTTACTGCGGTTTCCCTTATATTGCCAATGGTGGATCAAATAAGTATTTGATGGGCCTACATATGGCTAGAGTTGGCGATGATTCGTTGATGACACCTATATATGCTGAAGATCAAGATGATAGTATTTTCCAAGCAATGCCTCCAGGTTTAGCAGATTTAATAGATTACACTGGTGAAGGTGATGACATTAAGGGTGCTAAGTTTGTAGGAGCTTATGGTGGACCGAAGATCGGGGTAAATGATCGTACTGATTATAGACCAGCTTTTGAAAATTCAGGCAATTTTTTTGATGATGTCAAGGTGAAACCTAATCTTAGGAAAGAAGCAAGAAGTAATAGGTTAGAGGCAACTTTCAACTTTGGAGCCACTCCTATGAGTGAATTTGAAGAATTGAAGGACCCAACTTTTTATAGATCTTTCTTTAATTTAGAGAAAAGGAGTTGCAGATCATTGTCATTTGAGGAGGCCCTGTTTGGAGTACCTTCATTAAATATACCTTCATTTGCTACTCAGTCAAAGTTCACTGGAGTGTTTTTTGAGGAGAAAAAAATTGAATTGGTTGACTTTCTAAAGAAGACTTATCATCCTAAATTGAAAGCTAGAACGTTAGAATATTTCGAGATGGCTGCTAAGCATGATATACAACCTCTTGCTCAGCATTTTCCGAAGGATGAACTGTTAGATGAAGTGAAAGTTTATTGTGAGAAACCGATGTGTAGGATAATCAATGGTCATGATTTGGCGTATAATATATGTCAAAGAATGCTGTTTGGACATCTTCTCAATGAGATCGTCACGCATCCATTAGATGGAGCATGTACGATGGGTGTGGATCCAGTAAGTCAAGATTGGAAATTTATCTATGACAGTTTCAATGTTCATGAGAACGGTATAGCAGGAGATCTTTCAAAGCAAGAAGCCACAACAGGCCAACTCTTTACAGAGGCATTTAAGGTATTTGTCGAAGATGCTTACAAACATGAGAATCATAATATAACTATTAGAAACAATTTTTTAGAAGGGTTGAATGGTTATTACTTTCTTTCTGAGAATGCCTTATATTTTGCTATGAGAGGTCATTCATCTGGACATTTGTTGACTACTTTATATAATAGTTTTCAAGTGTGGGTAGGTCATAAGGTTGTCTTTAATGTAGTTGCTCCTGACAAAATCTTTGAAGAGCATTGCCGACTTAAAGTTGGTGGTGATGACTCAATGGGTACAGTATCCAATGAAGTCAAGGAAAGATACAATATGATAGTTATAGGACAGAAGTTCAAGCAACTTTTTGGCATGAAATATACAGGACCAGTGAAAGACAAAGAGATTGAACCATTTATAAGTAGAGATGAATGGTGTTTTCTTGGTAGAAGTTTTGATATTGAAGGTGACAGAGTGTTAGGTAGACTTAGGAAGACTGCTATACATGGCATGATTGCCTACTACAAACCTATCAAGGGTATGACCAATGAAGAGGCTAGACAACTTAGAGTTGATAGTGCACTTCGAGAAGCATGTTTATATCCGGAAGATTACTATAATTATTTGATTGCCATTATTAAGCAGGGTTATGCTAGGAGCAAATTCAAGCCAACAATAACATCAAGAGTGGAGAATAGGAG